TGACAAAAGTATATCTTTTGTGTTATAATAAAAATAAGAAGAAGAAATGAATGAAAGGAGGAAATGAAAAATTATGTTTAAGTATATTAATGAAAGGAGGGTCAAAATGTATGAAAGAACAGTTGATGCAGGCGACTAAGCCCTTCCTCTCCTTCAGCCAGATCTCCACTTACCTGCGATGCCGCCAGGTATGGCGATATGTTTACCAGGAGAATCTGGTGCCGCGGGTAGATGCCCGGCCACTGTCCCTGGGATCGGCGGTTCATATGGGGCTGGCAACGGCGCTCCGGGAGTATCACTGTAGCCGGATACCGGTGGAGTATCACTGTAGCCGGATACCGGTGGAGGATGGTGTGCGGAAGGGGGTGGAATCCTGGAGGAAGCAGGAACTGGCTCGGGAGGATCTCTTTGAGGAGGAGATCGAAGCCATCCACCAAGTGGCGGCTGATGCTGAGCAGATTGCCATTCGCACCCTTCGTAAGTTGTCTATCGATGAGTGGGAGACCGTCACGGACCCGGCTGGTACTCCTATGATCGAGTACCACTTCACCGTTCCGCTCAAAGGCTGGGGCGGGTTTCATGGGTATATCGACTGGGTGGGACGGCACAAGCCTACAGGCCAGGTATGGTTGGTAGACTGGAAGGTCCGAGGATCTTTCCAGCCCTATGAGGCGGAGGAGGTTAATCTCCAGAACGTCGCCTACCAGTATGCTATCTTCCGGATCCTGCGTAAGCCTCCTGTCGGTACCATTACTTTCCAGATCTCGAGCAAGCCTCCGGCAAAGCCGAAGCTCAACAAGGATGGTACCATGAGCCGGGCTCTCGTTAAGACAGATTGGGAGACTTATAAGGCCGCCCTGCTAGAGGCCGGTCTGAGCCCGGACGACTATTTGGACATGGCGGAGAAGCTTTCCACTGTCGAGTTCTTCCGACCTGCCAAGGAGTACAGGACTCTAGATATGGTGCGCCAGGTCTGGAAGGAAGTCATCGAACCTACTGCTCGGGAGATCCGGCGATCTACCAAGATCGTGGTCCGGAATCTCGGGCACCGCACCTGCAACGGATGTGCTTATCGGCAGATCTGCCTTGCCGAACTCGGCGGCGGAGATGCTGAGTACATCAGAGAGATCCACTACCGGTCACGTACCAGTATAGTAGACAAATCCCAGGAAGAAAAGGAGGATGAGGAGAATGCCTTATAAGGTTACCCCTGAGAAAGTTGTTGATCGCATGAAAATCCTAGTTTACGGTCCGCAGGGCGCTGGCAAGACCTATCTAGCTGCCACGGCCCAGGACCATCCGGCCATGCGGGACGTCCTCTTTCTAAGTATTGAGGGCGGCCTAATGACCGTCGCTCACCGGGGCGATATCATGGCGGAGGATATTTCTTCCACTAAGGCCCTGGAAGACATCTTTTGGAAGATCGCTAATAAGGATCCGAAGTATGCCCAGTTTAAGACACTGGTGATTGATTCTGGTACTGAGCTGCAGACCATGAATCTGGAGGAGATAGTCCGCCAGGCCATTGAGAAGGAGGCCAAGCAGAAGGGCACTAACGTCCGCAAGACCGATATCGATGAGTTCTGGCAGGACGACTACGGCAAGTCCACCAACCAGCTCAAACGGATCTTCCGCTGGTACAAGTCCCTTCCTATCAACGTTATTATCACCGCCCTGCCCAAGAAGGTCTACCCTAGGCGCAGGAGCAGCCAGGAGGACGTGGAACCCATCGAGGTACGGCCAGCATTTACCGACAAGCTGTGCGATGCCGTCATGGGATTCGTGGATTTCGTCTGGTATCTGTGGGAGGCCGGAGGTGAGGACGGTAAGATCCACCGGTGCATGCTCACCCGCAATAAGGGTATCTTCCAGGCCAAGACCCGTGGGGTCAAGTTCGCCGAGGCTCTTGGCGAAGTGGTGGTCGATCCCTACCTGCCAGATCTTTACGAACTATTCCTGAAGTCCGGCACTGAAGCTAACAATAATAATCAGAAACAGACCAGTAAATAAGGCCGATTCCGGCTAAATATAAAGGAGGAGATAAGAAATGCGTGATTCTACTCTCGGTATGCCTACCCCGTTCGGTACCCCTAAGGACAACGACGACGAGTTTTCGGTGGACTTGTCTGAAGCCCCAATTGGTGGCGGTTACCTTATCCCAGATGGTAACTATCCCGCCGTCCTAGTAGACTTGCGGAAGGGATTTAGTAAGAGTGGAAATCCCCAGTGGATCTGGACGTTCACCATCATGAGCGGCGATCACGCCGGCAAGGAGTTCCCGCTGTTCACGGCCATCATCCCGTCCGCCCTCTGGAAGGTCGCCGAGACCATCGAAGCTCTTGGTCTGGGCAAGGGCGGCTCAGTAAGCAAGTTCACCAAGAGCGATGCCCTGTCCCGGCGATGCATTATCAGCATTCGGAAAGATACTTACAACGGCCAGGAGCGGTCCTCTATTACCAAGGTGTTACCGCACCCCGATGGTCCAGGACCAGTCACCGGGTTCAATCCCAAGAAGGCTTCTGATAGCCCGGTTTCTTTCTGAGCTGGAGCTAACCAGTGCCAGGGGGTTGGTACGCCAGCCCCCGGCACATCGGAGGTGAATCATAATGTTGGTAGACAAGGTAGATGGGCGCTATTGGAACCTGGTGGAGCGGTTCGGAAAAGCGCCAGAATTGACGATTGACGTTGAAACCACTGGCCTGAAGATCTGGCACGGAGACCGTATCTGCGGTATTGCTATCTACGATGGTGAAGTAGCCGCCTACTTCCCCTTTCGACACGAGACCGGTCCCAACCTCCCCTTGGAGCGATTAGAGGATTTCCGGCGGCTGATCCGAGGCAAGACTATCGTCAACCACAACATCAAATTCGATATAGAGGCTATGTGGGTGGACGGATTCCCGCTGCCGCACCAGGTTGAGGACTCGATGTTGGCGGCGCACCTAATAAATGAGAACGAGTACAAGCTCGACGCTCAAGGACGGCCTATCAGGAGGTCAGACGGCCACATGGCTACTGACTACACCCTCTCCACCCTGGCGAAAAAATACCTAGGTCAGGCTGACTCCAAGGACGAAATGGAGCAGATCATGAAGGAGAGGGGGCTGACCAAGGGCAGCTTGTGGCGGCTACCGCCAGAATTAGTAGCGCCATACGCCGTGGGCGACGTGAAGCTGGCTAAGGCCCTGCGTGATTTTTATGTTCCACACCTAAAGTTGTGGCGGTTATATGACCTATGGCAGGAGGTCAACCGCTACTGTATCATCACAGCCGAGATGGAGATCAGGGGTCTGCAGCTTGATCAGGACCGTATCTGCCAGTACATGGAAGAAGCAGAGCGGATGATAGAGCCGACTTTGAAGGAGATTCAGACTTTGGCTGGCTACGAGATTAACCCTGCCAGTCCCAAACAGCTCCAGGCGTGGCTGAAGTTGGACAGCACCTCCAAGATGGCCCTGGAGGAGGAACTCATGCACCTGCCGGATGATCACCCTAGGGCCATCGCCATCCGCAAGATCCAGGAATACCGGGGCTGGGCCAAGGTTAACTCTACATACTACCAGCCGTACCTGGAGTTGTATGATTCCAACGGGATTATACACCCGAATCTGCTGCTGCACGGGACGGTATCTGGGCGGCTGTCTTGCGCACAACCTAACTTGCAGGCGGTACCACGGTACTCCAAGGTATATAAAGTCAAGGACGTCTTCGTGACCCGGCCCGGGTACGTTCTGGTGTCGGCGGACTACTCCCAGGCGGAGATTCGGTGGGGGACCCACTACGCCAGGGAGGAGAATATGGCAGCAAACATCCTGGCTGGCAAGGACATTCACAGCGCAGCGGCAGAGGAGCTGGGGATTCCCCGGGACGCCGCCAAGCGAATCAATTTCGGCATCATCTACGGTATTGGTCGGAAGGCCCTAGCTAAGCAGCTAAGGATTCCGCCGGAGAAAGCGGCGGAATACCTACAGAAGTATCATGAGAGGTATCCTGGATTCCGGCGACTGTACAAGCGGGCGGAGGAAGTCGCCACGGAGCGTGGTTACATTCGGATGTTCACAGGCCGGGTACGCCGCTATGATCAGTATAGCCCGACCCACAAGGCATCTTCCAACCTTATCCAGGGTGCCGTTGCCGAAATGATGCGGCTGGCTATCCTCCGGTTGAATAAGCTATTAGAGGGTTGGGGTACCCACATGCTGCTACAAATCCATGACCAAATAATCTTCGAAGTTCCGGAAGACAAGCTATTTAAGGTGTTGCCGATTATAAAGGATGGTATGGAGAATTTCCTGCCAGGGTTCGGTCTGTATGTTCCTATGAAGGTAGATATCAAGTATGGACCGTCCTGGGGACAGATGACCGGGTGGACGGACGAGGAAGAGTAGTCCGCTAAAACCAAGAAGGCGACATAAATTTGTTACCATTCTAGCAGCAAGCAAGTAGATACTTGACAAATGACTATTTGATGTGTTATAATAAAAATAAAGGATAACGTTATAATTACCAAGTTAAGGAGGATATATCCATGCGAAAGTACAAGGGTCACGTTTTGGCAGTTGTCGGAGCCCAGTATGGGTCCGAAGGTAAAGGTGTCATTGTGAATTACCTAGCTAATCGCTACCACGTCCACGTCCGCACAGGCGGTCCCAACGCCGGTCACTCCTTCATCTATAAGGACCGGGTCTGGAAGATGCAAGTCATTCCCTGCGGCTGGACTAACCCTAAGGCGCTCCTGGTCCTAGGTCGGGGGATGTTGGTGAACCCGGAGATTCTCCTGCGAGAATTAGAGGCCATCCGAGAGGTCGACCCCACTATTGATGATCGGTTAATTATCGACGCCCAGGCTGGTATCCTGGACCGATCCTTCCATGAAGAGGAAGGCGGCACAGAAGGTGAATTGCACCAACGCATCGGCTCTACCGGTGAGGGTGTCGGTGTGGCCCGGATTGCTAGGATCCGCCGGGATCCGTCCCGGTTTAAGCTGGCTAAGGATATTGCTGATGAGTACGGGCTCCGGCAGTGTCTGAGGGAGAATACCCCTAAGCTCCTGCAACAATATCTGGACAGTGACCATAACATCCTCCTGGAAGGTACCCAGGGGTCTGGCCTGTCCCTCATCCATGGTCCGTGGCCCTACGTGACCAGTCACGACACCAACGCCGCCCAGCTTGCCGTTGACGCCGGTATTCCGCCCATGTTGGTAACTCGAGTCTTGCTGGTGGCCCGAACCTACCCGATCCGGGTAGCTGGTAATTCCGGACCGCTGAAGAATGAGTTGGCCTGGGAGGAGATCTCTCAGCGGATTGGTAAGCAGGTAGTGGAGCGGACCACCGTCACCAATAAGATTCGCCGGATAGGTGAATGGGATGAAGAACTGCTGGACAACGCTATTACGTTGAATCGTCCTACCTCTATCGCTATCACGTTCATGGACTATCTCTCGCAGGATGAGGGCAAGGTCCGGTGGGAGGATCTGTCGGATATCGCCAAGCAGTTCGTCCGGTACGTGGAGTCTCGGTTCCAGGTCCGGGTGTCCCTCATTGGTACCGGTGGTCCCAATTGGAACATCGTGGATAGGGGGTTCGCTATATGAAGATTTACTTCCAGATTCTCCCAAGTGAGGGTAACCCACGAGTTCCAACCAAAGCTTACCCTGGCGATGCTGGGTGGGACCTGTATGTAAGCAGAGATGTCGTAATCCCTGCTTACTCCTTTACCGATATTCACACTGATATCGCCATCGCCATGCCGGAGGGGTTGTGGGGTCGGATCACTGGCCGCTCCAGCACTCTCCGGAAGTATGGGCTCCTGGTGAATGAGGGAATTATCGACAATGGCTACCGCGGCGAACTGTTCATTGGTGTATTCAACCTCACCAGCCATGACCGGTTCATCCCGGCCGGTACCAGGCTTGCCCAACTTATCCTACATCGGCTGGTCGAAGATTTACGGTGGGAGCCGACCCTAGTGTTGCCCCCGAGCCAGCGCCAGGATAAGGGGTTCGGCTCCTCTGGACAATAAGAATGGAGGTGATCTAAATGCAGACCAAGTTCTTCGGTCTAGGGAACTCCACCCTCCAGGTGACGGATCCGCCGGTACACCAGTCGGCGGATCCTAATAAGCCTGCTACCTTTGAACAGGCCCTGGCCCAACTTAACGCAGAGTGTGACCGAGTTATGATCAAGAAGCAGCTTGATTACGGTAACCTAAATATCGCCATCTGGGACGTGTTGGGCGTGGCAGTACGCTTGACCGACAAGGTGATGCGACTGCGAGAGCTGATTCTCAGCGGTCGCCTGCCTCAGAATGAGTCGATCAGGGATACTGCTGTCGATATCCGCAACTACGGGCTCATTCTTCTTATGTTGGTCGATGACCTGTGGGGGCTCCCTATGGAGGCCGCCCAGAATACTGAACAAACTGAGGGGAGGTAATCAGATTATGTTAGTTTATCTTGCTGGTCCTGTTGATGGGGTACAACGACAGGAGGCACTAGATTGGCGAGAGGATATATCCCAACGCCTAAATCAGGCCGGTGTCAGTACTTTCAGCCCGGCGCACGCTTTCTCTGTGGCACACTTTGGCGGTGACAGCTCGTCAAATAAGGCCACGGCCCGGGCGGTTACCGAGATTAATCGGTACACCATTAGCCAGTCCTCTGTGGTACTGGCCTATCTCCCAAAGGATCGCGTCACGATAGGTACCATCCGGGAGATTGAGTATGCCGTTTCTACCGGCAAGCTAGTGGTAGTCCTGATTGAGCGTACCGATGTCTCCTTCCTATCTCTGTACGACACCATTCAGGTGTTTAATTGGGATGAGGCTGTTGGTGCCGTAATCGAAGCCCTGCTCACTGGCTGATTATCGGAGGTGAGATCATGGTTCCGAGCACACCGCGGGAGTCTTCCATCGTAACATCTATCATGAGGGAGCTACGCAGGCGCGGGGCGATGGTGATCAAAATCCATGGAGATCCTTACATACTTGGAGGTACACCTGACTTGATCGGATGTGCCTCCGGGCGTTGCTTTGCACTGGAGGTCAAGCGTCCAGGGGAGAAGCCCCGGGCGCTACAGGTATGGCAGTTAGAGAAGTGGGGAAAGGCTGGAGCTGTGGTTGGTGTGGTCACTAGCGTAAAGGAGGCGGTACATCTTGTCTTCGGCGAATAGTAAGTGGCTCTGGTTGATCCGGTAGCGATTTATAGATCAAGTCGTCCAGTATACGTACAGTATTGCGTATGTAATGTGTCAAACAAATACTTGACAAAGATATGTAGCCTGTGATAAAATAGAAGTGAAAGAAATGAGGAAAGGAGGTATAACAGCATGACCAAAACAATCCAAAAAATCTATGCCATTGACACGTTAGGCAAATATCCTATTGCATTTGTGCAGTATGTCGGATGTTCCCCGGCCTGGAGAAAATTCTCAGATATTCCCGGCATACAAGAATATTTAAATACTTATGATGATTATGCAGTAAATGTTCCAAACTGGAAATATTAAATTGATGAACTATAAATTTCTAATTTGGAGCGAATAGGAAGTAGCAGCAATATAAATTACAATTTTAAAGACTTTTAAAAACTTGTGATAGGAAACATCAGGCTCACAACCAGATTTTGCTTGAAGTATAAAATAATTTTATGCGAGAGGTATATAAAAGCTGTAAAGAGCAGAACAAATAAGCGAGGTGGAGGAAGGATGAAATGTAAAGACTGTCTTTATTATGAACCTGATTACGGTACGTGGGGAGTTTTTGGGTGGTCTGGAGATGGCTCAAAAGGATATTGTTACGTAGAGCCTAAACGAGTATTTGTTGACGGTAATCGTGTAAAATGTAGATACTTTCTGTCAAAATGTGAAACAAAGGAGGTCAACCATGAACCGTTATAAATGCCCCGCTTGCGGCGGGAGGAAAGGAGAGTTTGTCGGATATGCTTGAATTAAACAAAATCTACAGCATGAACTGCTTGGAAGGCTTAAAGCAGTTACCTGACAATTCGATAAATTGCTGTGTGACTTCACCGCCATATTGGGGATTGAGGGATTATGGAGTTGAAGGACAACTCGGACTTGAATCCACGCCCGAAGAATATGTTGCGAAAATGGTTGAGATATTCAGAGAGGTTAGGCGGGTACTGCGGAAGGATGGAACGCTTTGGTTGAATTTAGGGGATAGTTATTATAACTACCGTCCAGGCAAAGGACAGGCTCTTGTAAAACAGACTGTATCAAAAACAAAGCAAGACTTACCAGACGCATATCCCAGACGGGGAAATAAATTGGTTGGTCTGAAAGAAAAAGATTTAGTTGGTATTCCGTGGATGGTAGCTTTTGCCCTTCGTGCTGATGGTTGGTATCTTCGACAAGATATTATATGGCATAAACCAAATCCGATGCCGGAAAGCGTAACGGACAGATGCACAAAGTCACACGAATACATATTCCTGTTAGCGAAGTCAGCACAATACTATTACGACAACGAAGCGATCAAAGAAACAGCCAAAAATGCTAACAAAACTATATCATTAGGCGAAAAATCATTTTCAAAACGACAATCTAAGGGAGTTGGTGTTGAACCAAGTGGTAACGGTAAATCAGATAATTATACCGTAAAAGAATATAGAAACAAACGAAGTGTATGGACGGTTACTACAAAGCCATTCAAGGAAGCACACTTTGCAACATTCCCGCCAGACTTAATAAAACCTTGTATATTAGCCGGATGCCCCAAAAACGGAGTAGTATTAGACCCATTCATGGGAAGTGGCACAACAGGTATGGTGGCAGCTATGTATCAACGTAATTTTATAGGCTTTGAATTGAACCCGGAATATTGCAAGATGGCAGAAAAGAGGATAGAACCGTATTTGGTGTAGTAAACGATATTTGAACTACTTAAAGGGGATTAGTCATGAACCGTTTTAAATGTCCTGCCTGTGGCGGGAATCAATATACATCAGCGTACACAGCGGAGTGGTGCATATACTGCGGACACAAGGAATTGAAGAAGATGGAGACGCTAGAGCCGAAGGTTGAAGAAGATGAAGATTGGAGGAATTTAGGATGCAGGTCAAGAATACCGCCCGGCCTGAGTACTTCGTCATCTGCTGGGACGGCCAGATCTACTGGTGGTGCCGGTTCGAAATGAACAGCATCGCTAAGAGCATCCCAGGAGCCCGGTGGGACAGGGAGCTACGAGTTTGGAAATATCCGGCAACACCGGTGGCGGCTGCCACCATCGCTAAACACATCCAGAGCGAATATATTCACCCCGACGTCCTGGCGATGGCTAACACCATCACCGAAGCCGCCGCTGCCAAGCAGATGAGCGATGAGGAGCTGCCGGATCACCCTAGCGGCATCCCCTCCTGGACCCACCAGAAGCGGGCATTTCAATTCGCCAAGAACTTGCCTGCTGTGGGGCTGTTTATGGAGATGGGGTCCGGCAAGACCAAGGTGGCGGTGGACCTGATCACCAACCGAAGTCATAAGCAGACTCTGGTGGTCTGCCCTAAGTCCGCCATGGTAGACGTCTGGGTCCGACAGGTGCCGATGTACTCCCATATCCCCATCGACGTGGTAGTCCTGAACGGATCCACCGCCGGTAAGAAGATGGAGCAGGCCAAGGCCGCTCTAGCCCAGGCGGAGGAAGCTGGTAGACCAATCATTTTGGTGGTAAATTATGAGAGCGTCTGGCGTGAACCGCTGGGGTCCTTCTTAAAGCAGGCCAAACTGGACTGTGTGGTACTGGACGAATCTCACCGAATCAAGAGCCCCGGCTCCCGGGTTAGCCTCTACTGTGCCGAGCTAGGTAAGCGGGTGCCGCATCGGATGGCCTTGACAGGGACGCCAGCGCATAACAGTCCGCTGGACGTCTACGCCCAGTACCGCTTCCTAGACCCAGGAGTATTTGGTACCAACTTCAGCGCTTTCCGAAACCGGTACGCCGTCATGGGTGGGTATGGTGGTTACCAAGTGATCGCCTACCGGATCAGTCCTACCCTGCCGGACGGCCAACCGAATTCCTACTACAGCCTAAAATTGGACCGGGAGTTCCAGGAGCGGATGTATTCGATCGCCTTCCGGGTCCGGACCGGCGATGTCTTGGACCTGCCACCGGAGATGGATGAGGAGCGCCGGTTTGATCTTAGCAATTCTGCCCGGAAGATCTATACCAAGCTGTACAAGGATATGATCGCCGACGTTGGATCTGGTAAAGTGACAGTCACTAACGCCTTGACCCGGCTCCTGCGGCTACAACAAATCACCTCTGGATTCCTGCCGGTAGAGGATGATAAGGACGACACCACCAACCTGCAGCAGATCGACACCGGCAAGCAGGAGCTACTGGCAGACCTGTTGGAGGATCTCCCAGCCCATGAGCCCCTGGTCGTATTCTTCCGGTTTACTCATGACGCCGATGTTATCCGCCAGAAAGTGGAGGCCGCCGGTCGCCGCTACTACGAATTATCTGGACAGATTAACCAGCTCAAAGAATGGAAGACCGAACGTCCCGGTGATCTTCCGGCTAGTGTGATCGCCGTCCAGATCCGGGCTGGTGGTGCTGGCGTGGATCTCACCCGAGCCTGTTACTGTGTTTACTACTCGCTGGGGTTCTCGCTGGGAGACTACGATCAGAGCCGTCGTCGTATTAACCGGCCCGGCCAGACCCGACCAGTACGGTTTTATCATCTGATCGCCAACGGTACGGTGGACGAGAAGGTGTACGCCGCCCTGAAGACCAAGATTGATGTAGTTAGCTACATTGTGGATGGTATGAAGCTGGAGGCTGTCCAGAGGTGGTAGGAGATGATGCCGGATGGGTAGGTGACAGGGGCGAAAACTGTTTAGGCGAATAGGCACGGAAAAGGAGGAACAAACAGAAAACTTTAAGGAGGTTGAGTTATGAGCAAAGTCATTAAATACTCCATCGAAGTTTCAAAGATTAATCAGGATAATAATACGTCTAGATTCAGGGGTGATGAAATATGACAAGGTTTCAGCAAATGAAGAGATTCATACGTGATATCTGCCCTATGCCCAACCACTGGTGCAATGGGCAGCCTATAAAGAATCAGGCGACAACCAAACTTCCACCGTGCCAGTGCTACATACCTGGGAAGGGCTGTACGCACCCAGAGAATCCAAAAAACGGATGGGTGTCCAAGGGCCCGTGGAATTTGTAAGGCTTGTCGTATTCTCTTATGAGGAATCTATTCCCCTCTTGGAGTGTACACTTTAATAAAAGCCCCCGGCCTAAGCCGGGGGATCCTCTTTCTTTGATCTAACTATGTCCACAGCAGCCTCGCCGAAGATATAGCCGAGGGCCAAAGCAACTATCTTCCAATACAATTCTTGGTCTAAGTTAAATCCAAGGCCCTCAGATAAAATAATAAAAGCTGCGCTCGCCACGGCTACCCAAAACTTCCTAGATGTTAGTTTTTGTTTACAGAATTCCTTCATCACATTTCCTCCCTATCGTTATGTTTTTCAATTTCCTTTTTCGCTTACTAATCGTTGCCACCTAATACCCTTTCCATTTTGTCAATTCTCTTGTGCGCCTGCTTAGTGCTCTCCTCTACCCTTGTCACCCGCTCAGCCAACATATCATATTGCTGGCTACGGGTTTTGATTTCCAGCTTCAGTTCCTCTACTCCCTTGCGAATGTAGTTCACATTCGCCCGAAGTTCGCCGTCCTCAGCAGCGTCCCTCCGAATAGTCCGGGAGCGGCCAAGCCATCCCAACACCACCCCGGATATTGCCGCAACTGCTGAAATTATCATCGACCAATCCACATTGTTCCACCTCCACAAAATTACTCAGGCACCTCACGCCGGCACCCGGGCATAAAAACAACACCTCTGCGGCGTTTTGTTAAGACGCTTAATTGTCCTGTAGTGCGGCAAGAATTTCAGCTTTTTCCTCAACTGTTAGTGCGGGATATTCGACTAAAATTTCTTCCGCAGTACGCCCTTCGTCTTGCATACGTTTTCTTACAACCCTAACAAAGATGTTTTTCTTCCATTCAGGCATCACATTCCACCTCCCAAGATTGTCGCTATAGCCATTTCCAAATCAGATATGCGTTGTTCCATTTCGGTTTTTGGTTTCAATTCAGGATATTCCACATATGTACCATTCTCCCACTTGTACCAGCCGCCATTAATACCAGCGGGAAAAGGCTTGTCCACTTCAACTTCTATGTAACCCTCGACAGGATACGAAATAGCATCTTGAATTATATTGTTTTTGTCGATTAGCAAATAGTATTTCATCAAAGCATCTCCCATAAATATTTTATATCTTAAAGAGCTTAGCGACTTTTTTTGTTTCGTTTGATGTACCAGATTCAACAGCATACCCTAAAAGACAATTAACATATGTCGAACCATCAATATATAAGTATGCCATATATTCGCCGCCCTTATATATCGTTATATGCGGTGAGCCTGAATGCACAACAGCCAGATACACTCCATCTGGCGAAAATGCGCAACCATACCCTCGACCGGTCGGTAAAGATGATGAATCACTAAGCTTGGCAAACGTATCACCAGAACGTTCGTAAATCGTTATGTACGGTGAATTATCATATACAATAGCCAAATATGCCCCGTCTGGAGAAAATGCACAACCACACCCATTACCGGCAGGCGAATATGACGGATTGCTAAGCTTAGTAAACGTATCACCAGAACGTTTATAAATCGTTATGTTCGATGGACTTGTATGCGCAACAGCCAGATATGTCCCATCTGGAGAAAATGCACAACCCCACGCTGTGTCGAGAGGCAAAGATGACGGACTGCTAAGCTTAGTAAATGTATCGCCCGATCGTTTGTATATCGTTATATACGGTAAGCTTGTATGCGCAACAGCCAAATATGTCCCGTCGGACGAAAATGCGCAACCACGCCCTGTGCCAGTTGGTAATATAGACGGATTGCTAAGCTTAGTAAACGTATCACCAGAACGTTTATAAATCGTTATATACGGTGAGCTTAAATGCGTAACAGCCAGATACACTCCATCTGGAGAAAATGCACATCCGAATGCTGTGTCGGCAGGCAAAGATGACGGATTGCTAAGCTTAGTGAATGTATCTCCAGAACGTTTGTATATTGTTATATACGGTGAGCTTGAATGTGCAACAGCCAGATACACTCCATCTGGAGAAAATGCACATCCGTACCCCGTGCCGGTAGGCAATGTAGACGGGTTGCTAAGCTTAGTGAATGTATTTCCAGAACGTTTGTATATCGTTATATACGGTGAGCCATCATGTGTAACAGCTAAATATGTCCCGTCGGGCGAAAATGCGCAATCCTGCCCACTATTGGGAGGTAATGTAGAAGGATCTTCAACTTTTAATGGCGGTGTCGGCGGGTATATGACAACTCTATCTCCTCTGTTGATTGTTTCTTCAAAAACGACATCTATAATTTCTTGCCCGTTAATTGTCGTGCCGCCGCCACGCCGCGATATAAACGCTTCTGCCACTATCTCACCACCTTTATTTGAATTGGCAACGAAACTGTTGGTTTTTCTGTTGCGTAAAATGTTATAG